ATGGCGAAAGAAAAACGCGCCTTCTGGCGAAAATGGGTTTGGAAACATCTGCTGGCAGGAATAACAGTACTGGCAATGAGTAGCGCCGCGGTGGGAAAGGATGTCGTCCCCGATGAGGCGCGGACCCGAGATATGATGCGCTGTCAGGATTATCTGCAACTGGATCCGCGCGCCTGGACGCCGATGGTGATTTGGCTGATGAACGATCCTTTTTCACTGGAGCCGCCGGAGTGGACCGACTTCCATGAAGCCGAGCTGGTGCTGACGCCGATCCTCACCGAAATCTGCCGTCAGGAGCCGGATGTCTGGCTCACCTCGCTGCGGGAACGGCTCAATTCTTATCAGCAGGTGCGGTCGCTGAACTAAGCGACCGCGGTAAAACGGCAGAAAAAGTGACTAAATGCGCAGTTAGCGGCCTTCTTCTGCGCAAAGGCTCAGCAGCGGCCCGCTTTTTGCGACAGGGCGTCGCAGGTTTTGCTCGCTAGCGTCGGGTTGGCGCCGGCGCAGATGGCATCTGAGACGGTGCTACCGCCGCCCAGCGGGATCAGCCCGTAAAGCTTCGGCTCGGCGGCCTTCGTCACATAGCAGCGATGGCTGGTTTTGCCGATGGTGGCCACAAAGTTGGTTTTCACATCCTGCTGCCTCGCATCGGAAATTGTCACCTGCGAAGCATCGACATTAAAAGCAAACGCGGCGGCCTCTTTCATTTTCCGTCGCCATGGGTGGTTTAGCTACGCAACCCATTAATAACAGTGCCAGACAGGTACTGATTGATATATCCCGTATTTTCATCATTTCATCCTTTTTGTAAGTCAGCGGGTTATATATAAGAGCGGGGGGAGGAACGCGTTGATTTCGAACAGCTGGCGCAGGCTATGGTTATTATTCGGAAATTGACCTGTGTTGTTACATTTATCGTGAGTAGTATGAATTCCAGCATTGCAGGAATGAAAGATATTTTAAGACTACGTTGCGTAGTTAGACAGAAGTCAACAGGAGTGCGGCGGTTATGGGCTGCCCGAGATGCTCTGAGCAATATTTTGCTAAGGCAGAATGCTATCTGTTTTAGCGTAAGCGCAAATTTTCCCTGCGTTATAACGGACTTTTTATCCTCTTAATGGGATAGCGACAACACGCTAAGCCATGCGCGCTGCTCAGCGGTTTGTGGTGCCATTTTAAAATTCAGGAACAAAAAAGCCACTCTTTCGAGTGGCTTAATTATATGATTTTAAATCTAAAATTTGGTGGCCCCTGTTGGGTTTGAACCAACGACCAAGCGATTATGAGAATCATGAAGGCCAAACGAAAAACAATAACTTACTTAATAATCATGCCGTTAATAAAAATATATAAGCCAATATAGGGCAATAATTCTAAGTTGATGCGACACTTTTGCGACAATCTAAAGGGTTGAGTCTGACTGCATCCTCAAGATGGTTGGGGGCGAAGTGTGCATATCTCATTGTCATTTTTATATCGGTGTGCCCCAGTATCTTTTGCAATACGAGGATGTTCCCGCCGTTCATCATAAAGTGGCTGGCGAACGTATGCCGCAAGACATGAGTTAACTGGCCTGGAGGAAGCTCTATCCCTGCGCGATCCAGGGCATTTCTAAAGGCGTAGTAGCACGGGGTAAATAGCGCACCATTCTTTTTGGGAAGTTCCCCCATTAGCTCGGCCGATATGGGTATTGTTCGATTCTTTTTACCCTTAGTCTTGATATAAGTGATCTTCCCCGAGGAAACCTGAGAACGCTTTAGGCTTTCTGCTTCACTCCATCTTGCTCCAGTTGCTAGGCAAATTTTAACGATTATCTCTAGGTCTTCAGCAGAACTGTTGCGGCACTCTTTTAACAGCGATTCAATCTGCTCAGCTGTGAGATATGACATCTCGCTTTCTTCAGTACGAAATTGCCTGACATTTTCTAGGGGGTTGGGTGGTGCCCACTCACCTAATCGTTTAAGTTCATTAAAGACAGCTAAAAAGTAAGCGTGTTCAAGGTTCATCGTCCGTGGCGATACTTGGCTAATTCTCTTTGTGCGAGCGAAATGCCCTTCAAGCCTTTTTGCGCGGTATGCGGTAAATAGCTGGGCGCTAAATTCGCTAGCAAGTGGGGAGCCCATGCACTCCGCCGCCCATAGCATGGATTTCTTTCTTTTCTCGCCATCTTTTAGGGTAATTCCGTGACGGTCAAACCAAAGGTGAACGAGGTCGGAAAGACGACGGCGATCTTTGCCATCACCTAGCCAGGGGGAGTTATCAACCTTTTGCATTGTGAAGTTTTCGAATGCAAGAGCTTCCCCTTTAGTAGAGAATTTTTTACGGACTCTTTTACCCTGCTTTCCATCGCTGCGATTGACTGTATAAAAGTCAGCGACCCATTGCCCATCACTTAATTTTCGAACGGTCATAACTAATCATCCGCTGATTATTGTTAGCACCACACGTCCGATAACGCTTATGTCATCAATGGAACAGTCAAAAGCCGCGCCAGCGCCGCTAACACGAACTTTCTTTACTGGGATCCGGGTCAGTGTCCTTACGCTTGTTTTACCTTCAATATCGACAAGCCATTCACCATCAAACACCTCTGAAAACTCCCTCTCGATAACATACGTCGTTGAGCTTTCAATGATACAAAGAGGCTTCGTTGGTACTGCTTTTCCTGGCAAAAATGTAGCTTTATCCAACATAAGAACCCCTGAGTCATAAAGCTGACCGTCGACAATTTTTTGTCTGGCAATTCTCAGAATGTCGAGGTCTTCGCCGTCAAACTTTGGCCCATTCCCGGTAACCAGCCACTCAAGCGTAGCGCCCGTCTCAGCCATGCAGCGAACCACGATATCTGCCGGGAAAAAGTCCCTCTTATATCGATTAGCAAGGCTACTACTCGCTATCCCTAGATGTTCTGCAAGAGCGACTTTAGTTCTGAATCCATACGCCTCAATGACGCGATCTAAGGTGTCATTTCCGCCTTGTGAAAAATCAATTTGTAGCTTCATGAAAACTTATCCTTGCAAGTTTTCGTGGAGTGATATTAAACTCCGCTTTGTAGGTTTAAAGAAACATTGCCCATTATTGCCCTGTATTGCCGTACAGGTTAACCAGCGGAGTTTGCCTTATGCGACCAAACATTACAATCGTCATCCCTGAGCCTTACCTGCCACTTGATGAGTATTGCCGCCGTACTGGCACTAACAAAGAAACAGCTAAGAACCTGATTGAATACGGAAAGTTGCCAATCAAGCCAAAGGGTAAACAGACTAAGGGCCTGGTTGAAGTGAACATGGCTGCTCTGACTATTCAAGCTCTGAGTGAATGCGACATTTCACTTAACGTGTAAATCATCATAGTGATTAGAGGAAGCCTAAACATGTTAGATTTTCGCGTTTCGTCACATGCACACTTTGATGATGCATGCAGAAAATTCGCGGCCACGCATAACGTGAAAGAGCTGGCCGATAAAGCCGGTATCAAGCCGCATACGCTTTACAACAAACTCAACCCGGAACAGCCACACCAGTTAACGCCGCGCGAAATCTGGACTCTGACAGACCTGACCGAAGACTCGACCCTTGTCGATGGTTTTCTGGCGCAGATCCATTGTTTGCCATGCGTGCCGGTCAACGAGCTGGCAAAAGAAAAACTGCAATCCTACGTCATGCGCGCCATGAGTGAACTCGGCGAACTGGCGAGCGGTGCCGTTTCAGGCGACCGCCTTACCACGGCCCGTAAGCAAAACATGATTGCAAGCGTAAACGCGGGTATTCGCATGCTGTCGCTGTCGGCAATGGCATTACAGGCGCGATTACAGGCTAACCCGGCAATGACTAGCGTAGTCGACACCATGAGCGGCCTCGGTGCCTCGTTCGGGCTGATGTGAGGTATGTATGTTGAATACTGAACCGTCATTCGCTTCTCTGCTCGTTAAGCAAAGCCCCGGCATGCACTACGGACACGGCTGGATCACAGGTAAGGACGGCAAGCGCTGGCACCCGAGCCGATCACAGGCTGATTTACTGGCTGACCTCTCTACACAAAAACAGGGGGAATCATGGCTATCGAAGCTGTTTCCGCGACTGTTCCGCTAAAAGCGGGTGAACGTCTGGCTGGCCTCAATCATGTGGCTCAATTGCGCGCTAGATATTGGGGCGATTGCTGGAAAGAGGTAGAACGTTTTGTCGATGATATGCGCGATAAACGTGATCCACAATTTGAAGAAAATAATCGGGCGCTGGCCGCTATTTTCTTTCTGGCAAAAATACCGGCGGCTCGTCATGAGCTCCAATTAAGTGAGCTGACTACTGACGAGAAAAAAGCGCTTATTACGGCGATGAATCATTTTCGCGCAGTGGTGAGCTTATTTCCAAAGCGGCTTACAATGCCGAATTAATACACAAATTTCATTAACTGACGTCAACCCGTCGGGCTTTCCATTGCCCGAATTCAGGAGAAAGCACTATGCAAAATATCGAACCCCGTCAATTCAAAGTCGATAAAGAGGCGCTGGCCGTATTGCTGGAAGAGGCAAAATCTGAAGAGCGCAAAGGGAGCGCACTGGCTGTATCTATCCGCCTTGAGGCACTGGCAACCCATATCGCTAATAAAGGTATGAGTGCCATAGAAGCGGCTGAACTGCTGCGCCGTGAAGCCACTCGCTACGAAAACGAATCTCAGGAGCTGCACTAATGGCCGATGCAATGGATATCGCACAACAGCGTGAACAGGCAGAACGTGAGCGCCTTATCAACAACGCGCGCAGCCGTATCGCTGCTCCTTCTCGTTTTACCTGCGAGGTATGTGACACACCAATCCCGGAAGCTCGCCGTATTGCGATTCCGGGAGTGGCCTTTTGTGTAACCTGCCAGCAAATCGCCGAGCTCAAATCCAAACATTACCGGGGGGTATAAATGGGTATTCGCATCGAAGTCGGCGACAAATGGGTTATTACCAGCGACCAATATCAATTCATCCTGAATGAAAAGAAAGTAGTTAAGTCAGGAAATAAAGCTGGTGAAGAATGGCTCGACACTATCGGCTATTATCCGAAGATTAACCAGCTTATTTCCGGCCTGATACACCATCAGATTCATGGCTCGGATATTACTGCCATTGACGCTATGGCGGAAGAAATTAAGCGGGTAGGGCAACTATGCATAGCAGCCATTCAAGGGGCTAGCGTTGATGCATAGCTCTACGGTTGCTTATGCTTATCCGTGGAATGCTCCACGGTCGGCAATAGCCAGCCCATATCTTACCTATGACCAACAGCATCGCCGCGACCGTATGTTCGCGGCTTTGCTGCATGCGCGAAAAGTGCTTTCTCTCCAGCCTGAGTGCATGCGTTTTGACGTATATCGTACCGCTACGGTGCTGGAGCAAAATCAGGGCAGTCAACGAGCCAATGCTTTTTTAATCAGCTTCTGTAAAAAGGCATTGCCACGTCTTGAACTGGTCGCAAAAAAATACGAGAGCGCGGGTATCAACAGTAATATCTCAACTGCCGTTTTCGGTGGTCATTTTGACACCCGACTCATGCAATATCTGGCGTCACGTATGGTTAATCTGGTCGCCAGATATAACCGCCTTCCTGATATGTCGCGAGCCGATGTTGACCTACTGGCCGGTGACATTGCTAATTTCATTCGTTCTGAGCTGGCAAATATTGATGATTCAGGTTTTGGTGAGCTCAAAACGCTATACACCTGGTACATGCACGCTGGTTTTATTTCTCTGCAATTCAATGTCACTCCTCCCCATTGGGAGCGCGTGGCAAATAAATACTTCAACAAAGATGATATCGCCCCAGCAGTAATCCGTATGTTTACTGAGTCATGGTGGCGTAATCGTCTGCGTCGTGTCGCATCGGCATGGCGCGAACATCTACAAATTGCAGTCGGCAACGTCAGCAAGAAACGACACGCCTACGCGAGTAAAAACTGTGTGACTGACTGGCGTGAGCAGAAACGCCGCACGCGCGAATTTCTCAAGGGACTGGATCTCGAAGACGAAGACGGCAACCGCATCAGCCTGATAGAAAAATATGACGGTTCTGTCGCTAACCCTGCGATACGCCGCTGCGAGCTGATGACCCGCATCCGTGGGTTTGAAAATATCTGCAATGAATTAGGTTATGTAGGGGAGTTTTACACCCTGACCGCACCGTCTAAATATCACGCCACGACTAAAGCGGGCTACCGTAACAGTAAATGGAACGGCGCCAGCCCGTCGGACACGCAGAGCTATCTAACCGGCCTTTGGGCGCGCATACGCGCCAAGTTGCACCGGGAAGAAATCCGCATTTTCGGCATACGTGTTGCCGAGCCTCACCATGATGGTACGCCGCATTGGCACATGCTTATGTTTATGTTGCCGGAAGACGTTGAGCGCGTGCGCCTTGTCATCCGTGATTATGCGTGGGAGGAAGACCGCCACGAACTGAGAAGCGATAAAGGCAAAAAAGCACGTTTCCACGCCGAAGCTATTGACCCGGAGAAGGGTAGCGCTACCGGCTATGTTGCTAAATACATTTCGAAAAATATCGACGGATATGCTCTCGATGGCGAAACCGATGACGAAAGCGGTGAACTGCTTAAAGAGACTGCCCCCGCCGTATCAGCATGGGCGGCGCGCTGGCACATCCGTCAATTCCAGTTTATTGGCGGCGCGCCGGTGACGGTCTACCGTGAATTGCGTCGTCTCGCTGATACCGAGACCGCGCACGGTCTGAGCGTTGAATTTGCCGCCGTCCATGATGCCGCTGACGCCGGTGACTGGGCTGGTTACGTTAATGCGCAGGGGGGCCCGTTTGTCCGTCGCGACGATTTGCAGGTGCGCACGCTGTATGAGCCTCGCGCCGAGTTTAACCAGTATGGTGAGGAAACTATCTGCATTCGTGGCGTGTACGATTCCGCCGTCGGCGCTGACACCCCGATTTTAACCCGGCTAACGCAGTGGAAAATTGTGCCGAAGCGTGCCGTTGATTTGGCCGTTGACGTTAAGGGCGCTCCTGCGCCCTCTCGGAGTTCTGTCAATAACTGTACGGGAAGTGAAAGCGATCCACCGGAGCTGGATTTATCAAAACCGTTGAGTCGAAGTGAAAGACGGAAGTTAACGGCCCGACTCAGGGATAAAAAACGGGTCACCAGACAGGGGTTTATCCATGGAACTGATAAACAAAGCGCAGCAATTGACAGAACAATAGACGAGATTCAGCTCGCGACCGGGGAAACCATCAACCGGGGTGAAGCCCTGCACCTGATGGCCGGTGGCAAAAGTTGCATAAATGGCAAATGGTGTCGTGGTTCTGCAACCGGTGAAATTTTCCCGGCAGCACCGTCACACCGAGTGCAGGCAAGACAAATCCTAAATCGAGTCGCGGCGTTGGCGTCGGTTACTAAGTCGAGATTGTAACTAATTCATATCCATATCATGCACATACGTCATTATGTGGCTTAACTTTTTCTTTCATCTTTTTATCGATTCATGATACTGTATGTTTATACAGTATCCCGTATTGGAGGTTGTGTGGATAGAGAGTTAAACGAGCAAGTCATGATTGAACGGGTCGAGATGATTGCGCGTCTGACGACAGAGGGTATTTGTCAGGAAAGAGATCGTGAAATTGCTTTGAATTTAATTGCGGAAATCGCGAGAGGGAACTTGATGAAAAACAAATCGTTTTCGGTTGTTTTCGCTCCCGCTCCTGTTGAAGAAAGATTAAAAAAAGGGGGCGAGGTGAGGGTTAACATTACGTTGGATAAAGACCAAAAAATAGGGCAGCTCGTAGTTGATGCTTTCCAGAGCGAATTGACTCGACGCGTGCAATCAATCTTCCCATCAACGAGAGTGACGGTAAAAAAAGGGTCTATGACGGGCGTTGAACTGGTAGGGTTTGACCAAGAGTCAGACCGCGAGGCGTTAGACGGTATCCTTCAGGAAGTTTGGGAAGACGAGAGCTGGCGCTAATTCATATGAACCCCACTGGCGAAAAACCGGTTTTTGAGGCGGCGGGGTTGAACAACAAGAGAAGCGAAGCGTTAGTCATGGGGGACTTTATACACCCCCATCATCTGTGCTGAACATCTAAAATTTAAAATTCTATTTATTAAAATGTTCTAGGAGGGTTACTGCATTGGCGCCAAGGCTTACAACCCCTTCCACTGTATTTATAGATGATATGGTTTTTTTGAGTATGGTTTTTAATTTTGAACCAATTTCAGTTCCTTGTACGACATCTTGGAATGGCTGAGACATATAAGCGTGGCCCATAGTTGCCTCTGTCGCTGATATTATAGGCTCAATCCCTGTTATAGCATAATCATCTAATGCTCGTATCATGCTGTTGATATAATGAAGAATATCCCTTCTTAATTCATTGCTTAGTTCTGATTTCTTAACTGTTTCCTTTAATTCCTCTAATTGTTTTTGAATGTCATTAATGTCTTCGTCATTTAATTTTCCAATTTCTCCTTTTGTTTTAAATAGCAGGGATAAAAGTCCTAGTTCATTCAGTGTTTCATTAGTGAAGTATTTTTTGTGGTCGTGTATTGATGCATTTATATTCATTGATGAAAAGAAGGTGGTTACATTCGCCCGCCAATTTGGTGCCGTGACTTCTTCCCCGGAAAAATAATCTTTTAATGTATCATCAATTTTTGCTGAAAGGGCCATTACCTTTGCGATTTTATCCCAAAGCAGCGATTCGCTTATGTTTTGTTTTTCGGTGTCAAAAAAAACGTACATCGCTTGCCTTAATGGTTTGCCCGGGTCAGGGAAGTCTCTAATTGTTAATAGAAATTGCCGGAGAGTATTTGCTGGGTTATCTATGTGCATAATGTAGTCCCGTTTACAACGTGTTGAATTTAAAAGTAGCGGGCTTTTTAAGCGCTAACGTACGGATACTATAGCAACCATCCTGCAAATCCAATACGGTAAGCACTATTCAATATTGCCATCGCTACAAATGACGTGAGTACCACTCTGAATAGATTTTTCCTTTTGAAGTCATGCATGCGCAAGATGCATTGATTTGCATGCAACAGTTTAATTCGCATAAACCATCCTCCACCAGAGCTGCCGCGGATCCGATGGCCTGTTGCAATTGCATTAAAACCGACCCATGAAGCGGGCAGGCGAGGCGGGGAAAGCACTGCGCGCCAGCGTACTTTTGCACATTTATTTTCGCAGCCTGAGCGCGTCGCTGTGCCGCGCGGGTTCGCGAGGGTGTCGGTGGATGGTGCGGGGGTGTTTGAGGGCGTGGCGAACTTCTGAGGCGGTCAGGCGTGAGGGTAAGAAAAAGCCGCCCTGAGGCGGCGGAAATCAGTCACTTTCAGTATCGAGGGTGTAGCTTTTGAACCGGATCACCTCCTGACCGGCCCACGCGTTAACCTCGCGCATTCGGTCCTGTAGCGGGATGAGCTCGTTACGCACAAACACCTTTGACACCTTCTCGATGTCGCCGAGCGAGCCGACGTTTTCCGGCTTGCCGCCCATCAGCTGGAACGGGATGCGGTGAGCGTCGAGCAGGTCGGCGGCGCTGACTTTTTTGATATTGAAGAAATCGTCTTTCGTTGCCACCTCGCTGAGCGGCACAATTTTAATGCCGTCCGGTTTTCCGTGCGGTGCGTAGAAAAACAGATTTTTGAAGTTCCCAAGTCCCTTTGAGCTGCGCATCGCATCACGCAGCGCCTCAACATCGGTACCACTTTGCGCGGCGTCCGTCACATACATGATGTAGCCCGCGTGTGCCCCGTTCTGGTAATACTTGCGACGGAACAGCGTCGCCGCTTCATTCAGCCAGGCGGAGTTTAGCGCGCTGAGATATTCCGGCATGCCGTACAACTCCTGGTTGATGTCTGGCTCCAGCAGGTGGAATACGGATCCCGGCGCGAACGGGTGCGGCTGGTCAAATGACGGCACCCACCAGTAGACATCATCTTCAATACCACGCCGCGTGTATTTAGCCGGTGACGCTTCCAGCTTCAGCGGGCGACCGGTGACACTCTTTCGGAGCTCTAAAAACGCGTTGCCAAACACCAGAAAATCAAGCGCGAAGCGGCTGAAGTCCTGTTGTGACAGTAGCGGGTGCGGAATAAACGTTGAGGCCAGAATGTTGCGCTTAACGTAAATCGGCGAGCTGTGATGAACGGCGGCGCGCAGGCTTTTCGCCAGCCCGTTAAAGCTGACCGGCGGTTCGAACCAGCGGCCATTATTGACGCATTCCACGTAATCCAGAATATCGCGGCGGTCGAGCACGGCGCTCGGTTCACCAAAGGTAAACGCCTCCATTTTTTGGGGCGCGCTGTCTTTCATGTTGCGCGGGCGCTTTTGTGGCTGTGGCTTGCGGCCTTTGTATTTACTCATCAGTTGAACTCCAGAATGGATGATGTTACCTGGCCGCTGCCAGCGGTAAGCGGTTCGTTTAACAGCGCGTGCATGGTCGCCCAGGCGACGTCCGCGTGACTGGCTTCCTCGGTGCGGCTGGCCTCATAGGTGGCGCTGCGCCCGCTGCTGGTCATGGTCTTACGGATTGCCATAAACGAGGTGGTGATGTCGGTGGCGCTGACGTCATATTCGAGACAGCCACGGCGGATAACGTCTTTTGCTTTCAGCACCATTGCGGTTTTCATTTCCGGCGTGTAGCGGATATCGCGGGCGGCGGGATAAAACGAGCGAACCAGCTGGAAGACGCCAATACCGAGGCCGGTCGCATCGATACCGATGTACTCGACGTTGTATTTTTCGGTGAGCTGGCGAATGGATTCGGCCTGCGTCGCAAAGTCCATCCCCTTCCACTGGTGACGCTCCAGAATGCGGAACTTGCCACCGGCGACAACCGGCGGCGCGAGCACCACACACCCGGCGCTGTCGCCACTGTGCGACGGGTCGTATCCCACCCAGACCGGGCGGGAGCCGAACGGGTTGTCGGCGAACGGCGCAAAGTCTTCCCACTCTTCCAGACTGTCGACCATGCAGCGTTGCAAATCCTCGAACGGGAACACCGACGCCTTGTCGTCAACGAACTCGCACATAAACAGATTGCGGAAGTCGTCGACGCTGTTTTCGCGCTTGAGTTGCTCCAGATTGAACAGCGTACAGCCCCCGGCGAGCGCATCCTCAATGGTGACAATCTGCCGCCACTGACCGTCAGGACACGCCACGCCAGCGGCGAGCGCGTCATGACTGATATCGATGTCAACCCGTTCGCTTGCGCTGGCGCGGCCACGGTTGAATAATTCCCCCGACCAGAACGGGTAAGCGCCGTGTGCCAGGGTGGAAGGCGTCGAAAAGTAGGTGCTGCGCAGGTGGCTTTGTGAGGCCATGCCAGACGACACTTTGCGTAGTTTCTGGAAGTTGGGGATCCAGAAAATTTCGTCGACATACAGGTCGCCGTTGTGGCTCTGCGCGGTGTTTGAGTTGGTGCCGAGAAAAATCAGCTTTGCGCCGTTGTTGCCGATGACAATCGGGTCGCCGGTCAGGTCGACATCGACCCGGCGGGCAAACTGAATGATGTACTCGCGGAATACATACGCCTGCGTCTTACTCGCTGACAGGAAAATCTGGTTATGGCCGGTTTTCAGCGCATGCAGCAGCGCCTCGCGGGAAAAGTAGAACGTCGCCCCAATCTGGCGCGATTTCAGAATGTCGCGAATACGGTGCTCAAGCCCGGCGCGGTGCCAGCGGAGCTGATACTCGAAAGACTCCGCGAAAAAAATCTCTTCCAGTTTCTCGATAGCCTCGTCGCTGAAAAAGTTCTTTGTCGGCTTTTTGCGGTCGCCTTTGTTGCGGTTGGCCACATTGGGATTAAGGTCAACCTCATTTCCGGTCTGGCCATAGCGATTAATGCGCGCAAAGCGCTCCATCTGTCGGGCCAGAAAATCCGCCACCTTGAAATCGTGGGGTGTCAGGTTGGGCTTTGCATAGAGCTGAATCAGCCGGGCCTCTAAGGTGCTTTCGACCCGGTTCAGCGGTGCGGTTTCCTCCCACTGGTCGCGCTGTTTCCAGCTCTGCACCGTCGGGCGTTTGGTCTGCAACATTTCGGCAATCTGCGGCACGGAAAACCCCTGCCAGTACAGTAAAGCCGCCTGGCGTCGCGGGTCGTTTAATAAAGTGGTGTCGGTGGTGATGGTCATGGATGCCTCGCCGTGATTGATACAGGGCAAGGCTAAAGAAACGGGTGATGCGAATCGCTAAGGTGCTGTTGTGTGAGGGATAAGCCATCCGGGATTGATAGCAGGTGGGCGGCGACGTCGGGAAACTAACCCCGACCCGTTAACCCGATATCAGGACTCCTGACAATGGCAAAAAAAGTTTCAAAATGGTTTCGCATCGGCGTCGAAGGCGATACCTGTGACGGCCGCGTTATCAGCGCGACGGATATTCAGGAAATGGCAGAGACCTTTGACCCCCGCGTCTATGGTTGCCGCATTAACCTCGAACACCTGAAAGGCATCCTGCCGGATGGCCCGTTCAGCCGTTACGGCGATGTGGTTGAGCTGAAGTCTGAAAAGATTGATGACGATTCGGTACTGAAAGGCAAGCTGGCGCTGTTCGCCAAAATCACCCCGACCGATGACCTGATCGCAATGAATAAAAAATTGCAGAAGGTCTACACCTCAATGGAAATTCAGCCGAATTTCGCCAATAGCGGTAAATGCTACCTGGTCGGCCTCGCCGTGACCGATGACCCGGCCAGCCTCGGCACCGAATACCTCGAATTTTGCCGTGGTGCCAAATTTAACCCCCTCAACCGCTTCAAAGCCGAGCCGGGCAACCTGATTTCCGTCGCCACTCTCGCCGAGCTGGAGTTTGAAGACCAGGCGGAAAATGTCTTTACCGCCCTGAGCGACAAAGTGAAAGCGATCTTCAGCCGCAAACAGGCCAGCGATGACGCCCGTTTTCAGGATGTGCATGAGGCCGTGACGACCGTCAGTGAGCATGTGCAGGAAAACCTCACTGCCACTGAACAGCGTCTTGCCACGCTGGAAAATGACTTTGCGACGCTGAAAAAGGACGTCACCACGAAGGCCGACCAGACCAGCCAGGCATTCAGCCAGTTAAAAACGTCGCTGGATAACGCCGAAAGCACCACGCAGCCACGCCGCAAGCTCTCCACCGGTGGCGGTGGTGATGAGCTGCTGACCGACTGCTAAACGGTCGTGAATTAATCGCCGGGCGACAGGCTTGCCCGGTCAGACAACCCGATTTAACCCAACAGGAAAGACTATGCGTCAGGAAACCCGTTTTAAATTCAATGCCTACCTGTCCCGCGTTGCCGAGCTGAACGGCATCGACACGGACGACGTGAGTAAAAAATTCAACGTCGAGCCGTCCGTCACGCAAACCATGATGAACACAGTGCAAATGTCCTCGGCCTTTTTGCAGAAAATTAATATCGTGCCGGTGGATGAGCTGAAGGGTGAAAAAATTGGCGTCGGCGTCAATGGCACCATCGCCAGCACCACGGACACCAACAGCGGCAAGGAGCGTAAAACTGCCGACTTTACCGCGCTGGAGTCCAAAAAATACGAGTGCGATCAGGTCAACTTTGACTTCCACTTCAAATATAAAAAGCTGGATTTGTGGGCGCGCTTCCAGGACTTCCAGCGCCGTATTCGCGATGCCATCATCCAGCGGCAGGCGCTCGATTTCATCATGGCCGGTTTCAACGGCGTTGAGCGCGCCGAAACCTCTGACCGTGCCACTCATCCGATGTTGCAGGATGTCGCCGTAGGCTGGCCGCAGAAATACCGCAATGAAGCGGCGACCCGCGTGATGAGCAAAATCGTCGACGAGGAAGGAAACGTCGTTTCCGCTGTGATCCGCGTGGGTAAAAACGGCGATTACGTTAACCTCGATGCGCTGGTCATGGATGCAACCGACAACCTGATTGACGAAATTTATCAGGAAGATTCGGAGCTTGTCGCGATTGTGGGTCGTAAGCTGCTGGCCGACAAATATTTCCCGATCGTCAACAAAGACCAGCCGAACAGCGAAGCGCTCGCGGCTGACATCATCATCAGCCAGAAACGCATCGGCAACCTGCCCGCCGTCCGTGTGCCGTACTTCCCGGCGAACGCGATTATGGTGACGCGTCTCGATAACCTGTCCATCTATTTCATGGATGAAAGTCACCGCCGCTCCATCATCGAAAACCCGAAACTCGACCAGGTGGAAAACTACGAATCGATGAACATCGATTACGTGGTCGAAACCTACGCCGCCGGGTGCTTCATTGAAAATATCAAGCTGGGCGATTTCTCTGCCGCGCAACCGGAGGGCTAACCGATGACGAGCCCCGCACAGCGTCACATGATGCGGGTCTCGGCCATTGAAACCGCGCAGCGGGAAAACAACCCGCTGCGGCATGCCACTGCCTACGAGCAGATGCTGGTTAAGCTGGCCGCAGACCAATGCACGTTAAAAGCCATCTTTGGTAAAGAGCTGAAAGCCACGAAAAAGCGCGAGCTGCTGCCGTTCTATCTGCCGTGGGTCAGTGGCGTGCTGGAACAGGGCAAAGGCGCACAGGATGACATCGTGATGACCGTCATGCTGTGGCGTCTCGATGTCGGCGATATCAGCGGCGCGATGGATATTGCCCGCTACGCGTTTAAGTACGGTCTGACCATGCCTGGCAAACACCGCCGCCCGCCGCAGTACATGTTTACCGAAGAGGTGGCGCTCGCCGCCATGCGCGCCCATGCCGCCGGTGAACCGGTCGTCATCAGCCAGCTGCTCGACACGCTGGCGCTGACCGCCGCCGCCGATATGCCTGATGAAGTGCGCGCAAAACTGCACAAAATCACCGGCCAGGTGTTGCGGGATAAAAAACAGCCCGCCGACGCGCTGGCCCATCTCAGGCGAGCGATGCAGCTCGATTGTCAGGCAGGCGTCAAAAAAGACATTGAACGGCTTGAGCGTGAGCTGAAGCCCAAACCGGCAACGGTCGTAAAAGCCCCGGTAAGAGCGCCGCGCGCCGTGAAAACCACGGCACCGGCTAAGCGTGGCCGACCGAAAAAGAACCCCGGTTAACAGAATGCGCCCCGCGCCAGGGCGGCACGCCGGTCGATGAGGGTGATTTACCCGACCTGAGACCGGCGTCCACCGCCCACCTATTCAGAGGTAGTCATGACGACGCTGATTATTAAAAAGAACGATGAGCCGCAGCCGGGTGGCGTGGTGATCATCCCGCCGCCTGCCAGCGATGAGCCGGTGATAAAAAATACGTTTTTCTTTCCTGACATCGACCCGAAACGAGTGCGTGAAGGGATGCGACTTGAGCAGACCGTCGCCCCGGCCCGGCTGCGTGAGGCCATCAAAACCGGCATCGCCGAAACCAATGCCGAGCTGTTTTTGTGGCGGGAACAGCAGATTGCCGGAGGGTTTAGCAAGCTGGCCGACGTGCCGGCTGACGATCTCGACGGCGAGAGCGTGCGCGTTTTCTATTACCTGCGCGCCGTCACCTCAATGGCAACCGCCACGCTCTACGAGCGTTATCGCGGTGTGGATGCCAGCGCCAAAGGCGACAAGAAAGCCGACAGCATCGATACCACTGTCGACGAGCTGTGGCGGGACATGCGCTGGGCCGTATCACGCGTCCAGGACAAACCCCGCTGCATCGTGAGCCAAATCTGATGCAGGCCATCGCGCAACAGGGCGACACGCTCGACATGATTTGCGCCCGGTATTACGGGCGCACTGAGGGGGTCTTCGAGTCGGTGCTCGCCGCAAATTCGGGGTTAGCCGAGCTTGGCGCAGTATTGCCGCATGGCACTGTGATCGAGCTGCCTGATGTGAAGTCATCCCCCGTAACAGAAACCATAAACCTCTGGGAGTAACCACATGACGGAAGGGGAAAAAAGTGTCATTTCGCTTTTTATCATCGGCGCGCTGATTGTCGTCGGTAAAGTGCTGGCAGGTGGTGAACCGATCACCGCACGTCTTTTTATTGGTCGCACGTTGCTGGGTGGCTTTGTTTCGATGGTGGCCGGGGTTGCCCTGGTACAGTTTCCAGACCTGCCAACCGCGGCCGTGTGCGGATTTGGCTCCATGCTGGGTATCGCCGGTTATCAGGCGGTAGAGCTTGCTATCCAGCGCAAGATTAAAAAAGGGGAAAACGATGGCAGTCATTAAGACACATCCCAACGTTGCGGCATTCCTCGACATGCTGGCGTTTTCGGAAGGGACAGCAACGCATCCGCTGACCCGAAACAACGGGTACGACGTTATCGTCACGGGTATCGATGGTAAGCCGGAGATTTTTACCGATTATCGCGATCACCCGTTCGCCGGTGGACGCCCGCCGAAGGTCTTCAATCGTCGCGGGGAAAAATCCACGGCATCCGGGCGTTACCAGCAGCTTTATCTGTTCTGGCCGCATTATCAGAAACAGCTCGCTTTGCCGGATTTCAGCCCGGTATCACAGGACAGGCTCGCCATTCAGCTTATTCGGGAGCGTGGTGCGCTGGAAGATTTGCAGCAGGGGCGCATCGAGCGCGCGATTTCCCGCTGTCGCAATATCTGGGCTTCATTGCCGGGTGCCGGATACGGTCAGCGTGAGCACAGCCTCGACAAGCTGGTCGCAGTGTGGCGCAAGGCCGGAGGGGGAACTGCATGAAGATAGTGATTCTCCTGCTGGCGCTGGCCTGTGCGGGTCTGCTGTGGATGAGACACGATAACAGCAATTTGCGCGACTCATTTGAACGTGCGAACCGGGTCGCCGGTACGCAGAAAACCACGATCACAATGCTGAAAAATCAGCTCAACGTTGCCGCAGAGCAGTCGCAGCGCAAAGAGCTGGCGCAGGTTGCCATGAGGGATAAGCTCACGGCGGCTAACCTGCTGGCCTTTCGGCGTGAACAAACTATCACGAGGTTACTCAATGAAAATGACGCGTTTCGCCGCTGGTATCGCGCTGATTTACCTGATGCTGTGCGCCGGTTGCACCAGCGCGCCGCCTGTACCAACGCCGCCGCCGGTGATTGTTTACAACGCCTGCCCGAAGGTCAGTCCCTGCCCGATGCCGGGCAGCGACCCGCAGACTAATGGCGACCTGAGTGCGGATATACGCCAGCTCGAAAACGCCCTGAAAAGCTGCGCAATCCAGGTCGATACGGTTAAACAATGCCAGGATGAAATCGATGAAAAAGCCCAACAGTCTGCGAAAAGCCTTAACTGATGCGGTGCCGGTACTGCGTACCAACCCCGATATGCTTTGCCTTCGCCTGGACGATGGCAACAATACGGCGACGCTGGCGCGCTCCCTGTCGTTTGAAAAGCGGTACACGCTTAACATTGTGGTCACGGATTTTACCGACGATATTGACCTGCTATTTGTGCCGATTATGGCCTGGCTGCGGGTCAATCAGCCGGACATCATGACAACCGACGAGGGGAGAAAAAAAGGATTTGCCTGGTACGCTGACATTAATAACGACAGCAGCCTCGATGTCAGCATCAGCCTGTTGCTGACCGAGCGAACGCTGGTCAAAGAGATCGACGGCGCGCTGCACGTTGAGAACATCCCGGAGCCGCCACCGCCGGAGCCGGTAACGCGCCCCGTTGAGATGTGGAGTAATGGCGAACTGGTGAGTAAATGGGATGAATGACTTCAAACCCTTTGAGGACAAGCTTACCGGGTTGATAGCGGCCCTTTCTCCTGCCAGACGGCGTCGGATGACCGTCGACATTGCGAAGAAACTGCGCCAGCGGCAACAACAGCGGATTAAGTCACAGAAAGCGCCGGACGGTTCGCCATTTGCCCCGCGTAAGCGCCAGCCCGTCAGGGCAAAGAAAGGCCGGATTAAGCGCGAGATGTTCGCGAAACTGCGAACCAACCGCTATATGAAAGCTAGTGGTAACGACAGCGCGGCGGTGGTGGAATTTACCGGAAAAGTGCAGCGCATCGCCCGCGTGCATCAGTTTGGATTACAAGATAAACCCTCCCTATACGGCCGCGTTATTGAGTACCCTACGCGCCAGTTAGTTGGCTTTTCTATTGATGATGTTGACTTTGTGCAGGCCTTGATCATTAATAATCTACAGGAATAATCCCAAAAGAAGGTGGCGCGTGCGAGAAACTAGCGAAGAAAATGAAAATCAGGTTAATAAGAAAATAGAATTGATGATTAAAGTTATCATTCGCACGGATACGTATTTAAATTATGCTAATACTAAGTCAACAATATTGCTCAGCTTGGCCTCTGCCATAATAGCTGCAATTGCCGTGAACTTTGACAAAATTACTTCTTTTGTTGTTGTTGGTTCTGATAAGTGTTTCTTGTCTTTCTTGCTTGGATTGGCTTTGTGTTTTCTTATAGTGTCAGTGTTTTTTTCATTGAAAGGGATAACTCCTTTTATTAAGGTAAGTGAAAGTGTTAATACCTTTTCATTTGTTGATATAGTGAAAGGCTACGATAGCCTGGCTGATTATAAAAAAGAATTTTGTACAGTAGGTGACTCATCTTTCCTTAATCAATTAATATCATTGAATCATAATTTGTCAAAGGCTTTGTTATCAAAATATGAAAATCAAATAATTGCTATAAAATGCATCGAGGTGGCTACCGGTGTAATTTGCTTCTCCATTTATATAATTTTCTTATCTAATCTGTGAGGGTGGGGTATGTCAATTAAGAATATATATTCTAACTTAGAGCGTAGTCTGGAAAAAACAATTTCTGAATCACGGGCAAGATCGCGCGATTTAGTAAAAGCAGATTCTGCTTTTGATTCAGCATCTGGGCTTGAGGGGTTAGGTAAGTCATTTGATTTTCTGAATGATGCTGTATCTATGGAAAGTATTCAAGAAAGTGTTGTTAACCAACACTATGGCGTAAAAGAAATAGTAAGGGGGAAATTTGGTAAGCATGGGAAGTTAATGCCTACATTCGGCTGTCATCCTGATTTTTCAAATATGAAGGAGGGAGAGTTAAGGAATGGATATGCCATAACAATGTTTATGGATATTATAGGTTCAACTAAGCTAGGTGTTATATTTACTCCTGATATAGTCTTTAGAATTAAAAACGATATCATAAGGTGCACTATTGAAACTGTTAATTCATTTGATGGTCACGTCCATAGAATAATGGGGGATGCTGTAATGGCTTTCTTCAGAAGTGATATAAATACGCAGGAGGGTCGAATTGCTGATAGTGCTGTTGATGCAATAAACTGTGCTACATACTTAATAGAAATGTTTAAAAGTGTCGTAATACCCAAACTTAATGATTTAGGTGTTGATGAGAACTTAGGGATAAGAATTGGTATCGATTATGGAGCGAATGATCAAGTTGTATGGGGGGTGTATGGGTATCAGGAGAGTCGAGAGGTTACTGCAACTTCATTTTTTGTCGATGTGGCAGCAAAACTTCAACAAAAGGCACCAAAGAATTGCATAATGATTGGCGATAGCCTTGCCCAACTTTTAGGACTTGATGATAATCAGTTGTCTATTAAGACTGTTACAAAATCGAATGAAACTGTACCTGTAAAATACATTACTCCAAACTATAAAGATGCTCAAGGTAATCCAATTAATTATAAGCAGTTTGTTTTAAAGAATGAATTTTATCTCAAGCTATTACCAACGAGTATAGAAGAGGAAAGTTTTTATATCAGAGCAAGCCTGAAAGATGATGAAGATGATGTGTCTGATGATGAATATTACCCTTGCTCTCGAACAATAAAAAAAGGGAGAGGGATATCGTTTAAAGGATACTTTCATTCGGGCACTCTATATAAAAATCCGAGATTTAAATTCAGGGTGGTAAACACCGGCAGTGAGGCGTCTAAAAATTTAAATAATGGGAATCACGAGGCGTTTGAAAACGCCACCTTCTCATCTGCTGATAAACGGTATTTTGCAAAACATTGGGAGGAAACTGCATATAAAGGCCTCCACCATATGTATGTGTCTTTTTGGGATGGGGAACAGCCTATCACAAATGAACAATGTTTCTCAGTTTTTATTAATGAGTAATTAATTCGCATCACATTTCTTTTATCTTTATAGCATAGTCTTGATGTGCCAGCCTTGAACAAAAAGCTAAAAATTGCCGACAGAACTCTCTGGCGGCATCCTTTCCCCTATGAATACTCTCGCATCTATCCAGGAACTTGCCCGGGCGATACGCAACATGATCCGCACCGGCATCGTTGTCGAAACTGACCTCGATGCCGGGCGCTGTCGCGTGCAGACCGGCGGCATTTATACCGACTGGCTCCAGTGGTTAACTCATCGCGCCGGGCGCTCGCGCACCTGGTGGGCTCCCTCAATTGGTGAGCAGGTGATGATTCTGGCCGTGGGCGGTGAGCTCGATACCGCTTTTGTGCTGCCGGGTATTTATTCCGACGATAACCCCGCGCCATCGGCCTCAGCGGATGCCTGGCTCGTCGAGTTTCCTGATGGTGCTGTCATGAGTTATGAGCCGGAAACCGGCGCGCTGACCGTCACCGGCATTAAAACTGCCGATGTGACCGCATCCGATTCGGTTGCCGTCAGAGTGCCGGTGGTGCTGGTAAAAGCATCGACGCGCGTCACCCTCGATACGCCGGAGGTGGTCTGCACCAACAAGCTGACGACCGGCACGCTGGAGGTGAAGCAAGGCGGCAAGATGTCCGGTGATATCGAGCACAGCGGCGGCGCTTTCACTTCCAACGGTGTTCAGGTGGATAAACACGGCCACGGCGGTATCAGGCGTGGCGATGAATGGACGGAGGGCACCCAATGACGGCGCGTTATATCGGCATGAACCGCTCGACCGGTGAAAGCATTTCAGACGTTGACCATATCAGCCAGAGCATTGGGGATATTCTGCGCACGCCCGTCGGCTCCCGCGTCATGCGTCGTGAATACGGCTCGCTGTTGTCGCAGATGATTGACCAGCCTCAGACACCGGCGCTTGAGCTGCAAATTATGGCCGCGTGCTACATGGCGATCCTGAAGTGGGAGCCGCGCGTCAGGCTGACCAGCATCACCACAGCGCGGCAGTTTAACGGGCAGATGGTCGTCGACGTGACCGGCCAAATCACCGATACCGGTGAGAGCCTTTCCTTAACCATCCCTGTGAGTTGAACCTATGGCAGTTATCGACCTGAGCCAGCTCCCCGCGCCTGATGTGGTGGAAACACTGGATTTTGAAACCATCCTCGCCGAGCGCAAAGCGACGCTGATTTCACTGTACCCGGAAGATGAGCAGGAAGCGGTCGCCAGGACATTAACGCTGGAGTCTGAGCCACTGGTGAAATATCTCGAAGAGAATGCCTATCGTGAGGTGATTTTACGCCAGCGCATTAACGAGGCGGCGAAAGCCGGGATGGTGGCCTATGCCATCAAAAACGACCTCGACCAGCTCGCGGCAAATAATAACGTTGAACGCCTGGTCATCACCCCCGGAGACGAGACCCAAATCCCGCCGGTGGCGGCGGTCATGGAATCTGACAGTGATTTCCGTCAGCGCGTACCGGCGGCATTTGAGGGTATGAGTGTTGCCGGGCCAACCGGTGCCTATGAATTTCACGCCCTGAGTGCCGACGGACGTGTCGCGGATGCTTCGGCTAATAGCCCGGCCCCGGCAGAGGTCACAATCGCTGTGCTGTCGCGGGAAGGTGACGGCACGGCATCGGATGATTTATTGCTGGCCGTCAGTACCGCGCTGAATGATAAGAGTGTGCGCCCGGTCGGTGACCGCCTGACAGTGGTGTCGGCCGAGATTGTCAGTTACGCGGTCGATGCGGTGTTGTACGTCTACCCCGGCCCGGCGACCGAACCCATTCTTGCTGCTGCCAAAGCGCAGTTAAACGCCTATATCACAGAGCAGCGCCGCCTCGGCCGTGACATTCGTATGTCAGCCATTTATGCCGCGCTGCATGTGCAGGGTGTCCAGCGCGTCGAACTGCGCGAACCGCTGGCCGATGTGGTGCTGGATAAAACGCAGGCTGCTTATTGCATCGACGCCCGCGTCATTATCGGGGGATCGGATGAATAATTCTCTAATGGCGCCCGGGTCATCTCTGCTGGAACAGCGAGCCGCCGCAGCATGCGCCTCTATCAGCGATTTACCCGTATCGCTGCGCGATTTATGGAATCCGTGGAAATGCCCGGTGAAATTCCTGCCCTATCTGGCTTGGGCGTTTTCTGTCGACCGCTGGGAGGAAACCTGGACGGAAACCGCAAAGCGACAGGCGGTCAGTGAAGCTTTCTGGATCCACCAACGCAAGGGAACCGTCGCCGCCGTCCGGCGAGTAATTGAAACGCTGGGCTACAGCATGGCGCTCCAGGAATGGTGGGAGGTGGCCGACCCTGCCGGGACATTCCGCCTTGAGGTTGACCTCAATGATATCGGCATCACTGAGACGATGATTAAAGAGCTGGAGAGAATTATCGGAGATGCGAAGCCAGTGAGCCGCCATATATCGCAACTAACTCTGTCTGTCAGTATTCAGGGGGTTGCCTCTATTGGGGCTGCAATAACTGATGGGGAAGTTATTACTGTATTCCCGTCGGGATACAAGCCAGATGACAGTATTTATTACGATGGGATGGCCCATTTTGATAAAAACACTTACTTTGCCGGGAAATGAAATGAATATTACAGAGTCAGCGCAGTGGGAAAAAGATATTTATCTGATTGCCCGCCAGGATAAAGTCGAAGGTGGCCGGAGTGGCGTTGTTAATATTCAGGCGCAGCAGCTGGCTAATCGCACGCTCTGGCTGATGAATAACCTGAATGAGCTGAAAGAAGTCACTTATTCAGAAATCAAAGTTTTCTCAAGCGACACGGCCGGATTTGCTGCAACAGTTAAAGGGGAAGTATTCCGGGTTGCTCAGGGGATGGATGCCGACCTGTCATTTATTTTTTATGAGAATACCGGCAGCGAGGCTATGGCGTTAACGGCATGGCCCGGAATTGGATATATCAAAAAAATTTCCGGGCTTATTGAGGAAAACGACGGCGATGCCCTGGTCAGTCTGGTGGATGGTGACGGATTTGTTTTTGCTGAAATCAAAAAAGTGAATGACGCTATCGCCCTCCAGGGGATTGAGTCTGTTGAAATGGGTGGCAGCGCATTACAGCGTAATGAAAGCGCCCTTCTTTCACTGGAAGACACGGACGGATTCACAGCACTCAGTGTGGCAGAAGACAGGGACGGCGATATTGCCGCAGAGGTGGCAGCGGTCAGCCTGGGCGGTGCCAAAATGAAACAAAGCCCGGATGCCATCCTGTCATTTGAGGATCGCGACGGATTTACCGCTTTTGACGTCACTGAGGATGACGGCGACATCACCGTGCGCGCTGATGCACTGGGTCTGGGTGACGTAAAAATCCGGGCAGAAGATGATGCCACGCTGCGCTTTGGTGACCGTGACGGTTTTGAGCTGGATTTTGAAGACTTAATCCCTGACCAGACAAGCGCGGTGGCCTCCCTCGTTTCTGAGATGAACACTGTCGCCGCCGCTGAAAGTTCGCTGGCGTACATTCCGTATGACCGGCTGACGGCCGTCGTCAGAAAGGGGCTGAATATCGTGCTGGTGTATGGACAGTCTTTTGCCCCGGCTGCTCAGGGTTACACAGCCATCACCACGCAGGTATCCCCGCGCGGAAACCTGATGCTGGGTCTTTCACCACGCGGTAAATACTTCGTGCGCAGTGCAGACGCCGTGTTTGGCGTGGTGGGTGACGAGGCGGTCTACCATCCGTTGCGCGAGGTGCGGCAGAAGGATGACGGCACGCTGGTCAGTGATGATTACGCCAGTGAAACGCAGTTCGGGGAAACCATACTCTCCGGGCTGCTGGAAACGCTGAAGCACCTGCATAACCGTGAAGCGGGTGTGCAGAACGATACCGGTGTGGTTTTTGCCGGTTCCTGCACCGGCGCGGCAGGCACCACCATCGCCCAGCTGTCGAAAGGGTCAGCAGAGGGATGGTTCGGCCGGTTCACAGACTGCATCGACCAGCATCTTATCGCCGCAGAACAGGCCGGGTTTGAGTCTGTGCAGGTCGTCGCCATCGTTTATGCTCAGGGCCAGAATGACGCGGGCAACTCCGGCATGACTCACGATGCCTATCAGACCAGCCTGCTGAATATGCAAAAAAACACCGTTGCCGAGGTGATGGCGCGCACCGGTCAGGACGCTGAACCGCTGTTCTGCATCACGCAGACCGGCGGTGTGTATATCGGAAACGGCCAGGCGAACACGCTACCGGTGGCATGCGCTCAGCTGGACGTTGCACAGAGTGTGAAGGGCGCATTTTTTGCCGGGGTTGAGTTTGTCTACCCGAACCCCGGCGCGCATATGTACGCCAACAGCTACCGCTGGAACGGGTGCGCGATTGCAAAGGCAATTTATCCGGCAGTCAGCGGGCGACGCGGGTCGGCTTTCCGTATCCTGGACGCCGTGTATGACGGGGAAAAAATACTGGTATCGCTGGACACCCCGCAGCCACCACTGAAAACCAGTCCGTTTTATGTGAGAACCACGGAAACCCTGTTCAGTGATGCAGGCTTCACCGTTATTCACGATGACGGTGCGCTTTATGGCGCAGATCTGACGGTGTCATTTATTTCCCCTTATGTTGTTCAGATTGTGCCGTCCAAATCCCTGACCGGAACCATCCGTCTGAATCTGGGGGATTACTTACATAACGGCGGACATAACATTACCGACTCGGACGAACAGCAGTCGATTTTTAAATGGGAATACAACGGAATTAACGGCCAGAAATCAGCGGAGAATATTCCGGCACTGATTAATAAACGTTATTCCCTGCGCAACCGACCGGCCAGCTATTCACTGAAAGTGAGGACTATTTAATGAAGGGTATTAAAATTATTTCGAAAGAAACATCCATTGCCGACCGCGCAAGCCGCATCAAGCTGCCGGTAATGGACGGATTTACGCTGGGGGTTTTTGCCCTGCCGGGAACCACCGGTAAAAATTATGCCCCGGAGGGAAAGGAGATTGTTAAATATGGCAGTCTGCGACAGGTCACGGAATACAGCCAGAGCTTTGACACCACCAGTGATTATTATGACACGGGCATAAAGTTTGGCGGTGAATGCACCATTCTTTATCTGGGCCGCAAAGAAACAAAAGCGTCCGGTTCGGGCGCCGCCCGGCCTTACGTCACGTCATGGCAGGCCAAAACGGCGTCAGGTGCGTCATCACACGGCGTTGGCCTGGTCACGACAGCAGACGGCGGGCTGAATGCAGTGGCGGGCGCAGCGGCCAGCCTGAGCGATGATACAGCCGCCTCCTACAACCATGTTGCCGTGCTGTCGACATCTGCCGATGATGCGGACATGCAGTGGCACCTGATGGGGCAGCGCATCAGTGCGAAAGAAAATACCGGCTATGACTGGACGGATAACAAAAAGCTCAGCAAAGCACTGACTGAAGGTATGGTCTGGGACACCCGCCCGGTGAGCACCATCAAAATTGCCAAAACCAATAATGCCGCCGGGGGGGCCTCCGTCCGGCCCGGTGGGGAATTTATGCTGTGTCTGTACTTCAGTCGTGCGCTGTCGGATGCCGAACTGGAAACGATGGTGCTCTGGGCGCGTGAATATGCTAGCCGTCGCGGGATCAACGTATAACCGGCCAGACAGGGGTGACGTGTGAGTGAGAAATATTTAACTATTATGACGGATTACGGTATTTCCCGGTTTGCTCAGGCCGCGCTAACCGGGGAAACCGTCGATTTTGCCACTATGGCGGTGGGTGATGGTGGCGGTGATACGCCGTCGCCGCAGGTATCACAAACCGGGCTGGTTAATGAAGTGTACCGCGCCGCACTGAATCGGGTAGTTATTGCAGACCAGGCCGCGAAAGTGATCCGCACTGAAATGATTATGTTGCCACAGGTCGGTGGATTCTGGATAAGAGAGGCGGCGCTCTATGACGGGATGGGGGAATGCCTGGCTATCGCAAGTTTGCCACCATCCTATAAACCTTTGCTGGAGCAGGGTTCCGGGCGGCTACAGGCGGTTAATTTATGGATTGCTGTCAGTAGCACATCTGATGTGCAATTGAAGGCCGATCCCACGGTTATCATCGCCTCAGTGGATGAGGTAAACAGGGCTAAAAGTGAGGCGAAGGATTACGCCGATGAGGTCGTTGGCAAGCTCGATACTGAAATCAAACTGGCTATTGCCGATGCAATAGAAGACGCAAGACGTGACTTCTGGGAGGAAGAAAACCCACCAGGAACCGTGCGATTCTTCGCGCAGAATATCGATCCCAATGAGAAATGGCCGTGGTCGGAATGGGTTTACACCGGTGAGAGTAAAACAATCCGTGTAGGAAAGGCTGACGGTTCCGACGTCGGGCAGACTGGCGGCAGCGATACCGTCACACTCCAGCAGGCCAACCTGCCCGCCGTTAAGATTGATGTGAGTGGCGAAACCAGTGAACAGGAAGAGCAGAAGCTGAAGACTTCGCGCGGCGGTGTTCACAATCATGGTGGGGTAGCCGGTAAAGATGACCCCTGGGAAATCGGTGGTGATGTGCGGCAGCTCTTTAACCCGAAAGAGCTGGGTGTGACCGATGACGCCGGAGAGCACGACCACGAAGTCACGGTGCCTGCGCACAAACACAATACCAGCGGCAAAACTGACAATCTCGGCGAAGGTAAATCGTTCAGCGTGGTAGAAGCCCACACTCTGCTGATGTGCTGGAGCCGTGTTGCCTGACCCTGTGACGGTCATTCCTGTTGTACTGTCCCTGTTACAGCGGGGATGACTCGTCACCCCTTCCCCCACGATTGAAAATAATGCTCACCCTTAACCACGGAGTTAAACGGATGAGCGATTTTCATCACGGCGTCCAGGTTGTCGAGATTAACGACGGCACCCGCGTCATTTCCACCGTATCAACGGCTATTATCGGTATGGTCTGCACGGCCAGCGATGCCGATGCCTCCATCTTCCCACTCAATAAGCCCGTACTGATTACCAGCGTGCAAAGCGCTATTGCGAAAGCGGGTACAAAAGGTACCCTGGCCGCATCCCTCCAGGCAATCGCCGACCAGTCAAAACCGGTCATTGTCGTTGTGCGCGTTGCCGAAGGTACCGGCGACGATGCCGAGGCGCAGACTATCTCTAATATCATCGGCGGCACTGACGAAAGCGGCAATTACACCGGGCTGAAAGCGCTGCTCACAGCGGAGGCTGTCACCGGCGTTAAACCGCGAATCCTCGGCGTGCCGGGTCTCGATTCCCTTGAGGTTGCGACCGCGCTCGCGCCGATTTGCCAGAAGCTGCGCGCCTTTGGTTATATCAGCGCCTGGGATTGCCAGAACATTTCCGAGGCGATGCTCTATCGCGAGAATTTCAGCCAGCGTGAGCTGATGGTTATCTGGCCGGATTTTCTGGCATGGGATACCACGGCGAACGCGACCGAAACCGCATGGGCGACCGCCCGTGCGCTGGGCCTGCGCGCCAAAATCGACCAGGACACCGGCTGGCATAAAACCCTGTCAAACGTTGGCGTTAATGGTGTCACTGGCATCAGCGCGTCGGTCTTCTGGGATTTGCAGGAATCCGGCACCGATGCCGACCTGCTTAACGAGGCTGGCGTCACCACGCTCATTCGCAAAGACGGTTTCCGCTTCTGGGGCAACCGCTGTTGCTCCGATGACCCGCTGTTCCTGTTTGAGAACTACACCCGCACCGCGCAGGTTATCGCCGACACAATGGCCGCTGGTCACATGTGGGCGGTAGACAAGCCGATCACTGCCACGCTGATTAAGGACATCGTTGCGGGTATCAATGCGAAATTCCGCGAGATGAAAACGGCGGGCTATATCGTCGATGCGACCTGCTGGTTTGATGAATCGGCCAACGACGCGGCGACCCTCAAAGCCGGGAAACTGTATATCGATTACGACTATACGCCGGTTCCCCCTCTCGAAAACCTGACGTTACGCCAGCGCATTACCGATAAATACCTGGCGAATCTGGTGTCATCGGTTAACAGCAATTAAGGAGCCCTGACAAATGGCAATGCCGCGCAAGCTCAAATACCTGAACACGTTTCTGGATGGCGTCAGCTATCTCGGCGTTATCGAGTCCGTCACCCTGCCAAAGCTGACCCGTAAGCTGGAAAACTACCGGGGCGGCGGGATGTCAGGCTCGGCCCCTGTCGATTTCGGCCTCGACGATGACGCGCTGGCGATGGAGATTTCCCTCGGCGGCTTCCCTGATGATGCGATCTGGTCGCTTTATGGTGCCGTCGGTACCGGGACGCTACTGCGCTATGCAGGCTCGTACCAGCGAGACGATACCGGCGAAACCGTGGCGGTGGAAGTTGAGACCCGTTTCAAGGTGAAGGAAGTCGATAACGGCGAGAGCAAACAGGGCGAGGATACCAGCAGCAAATTATCGCTGGTCTGTACGTACTACAAGCTGACCATGAACGGTAAAGAGCTGGTAGAAATCGACGTCCTCAACATGATTGAGAAGGTGAACGGCGTCGACCGACTCGACCAGCACCGCCGCAATATCGGCCTGTAATTTTCCCCGGCCAGCATGCCTGGCCGGTTAATCCAGAATCCGTAAACAGCGAGAAAATCATGAGCAAAGAAAACATCGTCACCCTGGAAAACCCCATCAAACGCGGCGAGCAGTTCATCGAAAAAATCACCCTGATGAAGCCCAACGCCGGAACCCTGCGCGGTGTCAGCCTGGCCGACGTTGCGCGCTCTGAAGTCGACGCCCTGATTAAAGTGCTGCCGCGTATGACCAGCCCATCACTCACCGAGTCGGATGTCGTCATGATGGATTTACCCGATTTGATGGCGCTGGCAACAAAGGTGATCGGTTTTTTGTCGCCGAATTTGGCGGATTAAATTTTCCGAAAGATATGTCGGTCGATGACCTGATGGCGGATATCGCGGTGATTTTTCACTGGCCGCCATCAGAGTTATATCCCATGAGCCTGACCGAGCTCACCACCTGGCGCGAAAAAGCGCTACAGCGAAGCGGAAACACGAATGAGTAACGACGTTAAATTGCAGGTATTACTCAAGGCTGTTGACCAGGCGACCCGCCCGTTTAAATCCATCCAGACAGCGAGCAAAACGCTGTCTGGTGATATCCGGGACACTCAAAAATCACTGCGTGAACTGAACGGCCAGGCATCCCGTATCGACGGGTTTCGCAAGGCCAGCGCGCAACTTGCCGTTACCGGTCAGGAGCTGAAGAAAGCTAAACAGGAAGCCGCCGCACTGGCGATCCAGTTCAAAAATACGGAGCAGCCTACCCGCGCACAGGCGCAGGCGATGGACGCTGCACGAAAAAGCGCCGCCGCGCTACAGCTTAAACACAACAGCTTACGGCAGGCTGTACAGCGCCAGCGGCAGGAACTCAGCCAGGCGGGAATTAATACCCGTACCCTGGCCGCGGATGAACGCCGGTTAAAAACCAACATTAGCGAAACGACAGCACAGCTCAATCGTCAGCGTGAAGCGCTGGCGCGGGTCAGCGCGCAACAGGCAAAGCTCAATGCGGTTAAGCAGAGATATCAGGCCGGTAAAGAGCTGGCCGGAAATGCGGCCGCAATGGGGGCCGCCGGTGTCGGTATGGCGACGACAGGCACGCTGGCCGGTGTTGCACTAATGAAACCGGGTTATGATTTTGCGCAGAAAAACTCCGAGTTACAGGCTGTACTCGGCGTGGCGAAAGACTCCGCAGAAATGACTGCGTTGCGAAAGCAGGCCCGACTGCTGGGCGACAATACTGCCGCATCTGCCGATGATGCTGCCGGGTCACAGATAATTATTGCAAAAGCCGGTGGCGATGTGGCGGCAATTCTAGCCGCGACGCCAGTAACTTTAAACATGGCATTGGCTAACCGACGCACGATGGAGGAAAACGCTCAGCTTTTACTTGGTACCAAAAACGCATTTCAGCTATCAAATGACCGGGTAGCCCACATTGGTGATGTGCTTTCAGCAACGATGAATAAATCGGCCGCAGATTTTCAGGGGTTGAGCGATGCCCTGACATACCTCGCTCCTGTTGCTAGGACTGCTGGAGTGAGCTTGGAGCAAGCGGCAGCAATGACCGGGGTGCTTCATGATAATAACATCACTGGATCTATGGCCGGTACTGGTAGCAGTGCTGTGGTTAGTCGTCTTCAGGCACCTACAGGAAACGCGTGGGAAGCATTAAAAGAACTAGGAGTTAAAACGGCTGATAGTAAAGGAGATATGCGGCCAATCTTTAGTATTCTGAAAGAAATAGATGCCAGCTTTAACAGAAATAAACTTGGTAGCAGCCAGAGGGGGGAATATCTAAAAACAATTTTTGGTGAGGAAGCCCTTAAGTCGTCAAACGTATTGATACAAGCAGCCTCAAGTGGAAAATTGGACAAGTTAACCGCGGCCTTTATGGCCTCAGATGGTAAGACCGATGAGCTGGTTAAGGTCATGCAAAATAACCTCGGCGGCGACTTTAAAGAGTTTCAGTCGGCATATGAGGCTGTAGGTACTGACCTTTTTGACCAGCAGGAGTCCTCCTTACGCAAACTGGTGCAAACCGCTACCGGCTACGTTCTCAAACTTGATAAGTGGATCCAGCGAAATAAAGAGCTCGCGCAGACGCTTGGGGTGATTACCGCTGTGGCGATCGGGGTCGTGGGGATGATTGGGGCTATTGGACTGATTGCCTGGCCGGTGATAACCGGTGTAAATGCCATCATCGCCGCTGCGACGGCACTCGGTACCGTATTTACAACGGTGGCCGGAGGCATCATTACCGCTATTGGTGCGATTTCCTGGCCGGTTGTCGCTGTTGTGGCTGCGATTGTCGCCGGGGCATTGCTCATCCGTAAATATTGGGAGCCCATCAGCGCATTTTTTGGCGGCGTGATGGAAGGATTGCGTACGGTCTTTGCGCCAGTAGCAGAACTATTTGCACCGCTTAAACCGATGTTTGACTGGCTAGGTGGAAAACTTAAAGCCGCATGGGACTGGTTTAACAATCTGATTGCGCCGGTTAAATCATCACAGGAAACGTTAAACAGTTTCCGAGATGCCGGTGTGTTGTTTGGTCAGCGCCTGGCTGACGCTCTTACTTTACCGCTTACAGCATTCAATAAGCTGCGCAGCGGTATTGATTGGGTACTTGAGAAGCTCGGCATAATCAACAAAGAGTCCAGTACGCTTGACCAGACTGCCGCGAAAGCAAACGCAGCCACGCAGGGTAACACTTATATCCCGGCTACCAGTACTTATAGCGGCTATCAGGCATACCAACCTGTCACCGCACCCGCCGGGCGTTCTTACATCGACCAGAGTAAAAGCGAGTATCACATTTCCGTTGATGGTAGCGGGAGCGGCACGCAGCTCGATCGTCAACTACAGGATGCGCTCGAAAAGTTTGAGCGTGACAAGCGTGCTCGTCAGCGGGCCAGCATGATCCACGACTGACAGGAGGTAACGAGAAATGATGCTTGCACTCGGTATGTTTGTTTTTATGCGCCAGACGTTGCCACACCAGACGATGCAACGCGATGCCGAATATCTGTGGCCGTCAAACTCACGCGTAGGTAAACGGGATTCTTTCCAGTATCTGGGGCCGGGGGAAGAAAGAATTACCCTGGCCGGTGTGTTATACCCGGAGCTAACCGGTGGAAAGTTGACGATGACAGCTATTCGTTTAATGGCTGACGAAGGGCGCGCCTGGCCGTTGCTGGATGGCACCGGCACTATTTACGGTATGTACGTCATCAATAATATCAGCGAGACAGGGAGCCTGTTTTTTGCTGACGGCACGGCGAGAAAAATTGATTTCACGCTGACGCTCACCCGCGTGGATGAATCACTCGCGGCGCTGTATGGCGATATTGGCGAACAGGCCAATGCGCTTATTGGCAAGGCGGGTAATATGGCTTCGTCAGTGGCCGGCATGGTGGGGATTAGCTGATGCTGGATATGATGAATCTCAATGCGGGTGGCGTCCTGACGCCCGATTTTATGCTGATGCTCGACAGCAAAGATATTACCGGCAATATCAGTAACCGCTTAATGAGTCTGACGATGACCGATAACCGCGGATTTGAGGCTGACCAGCTTGATATCGAGCTCGATGACGCTGACGGGCTTGTCGAGTTGCCGTTACGTGGTGCTGTGCTGACACTTTATCTGGGATGGAAAGGGTTTGCGTTAATTAACAAGGGCTCTTTCACTGTCGATGAGGTTGAGCATCATGGTGCACCGGATAGCGTGACAATCCGTGCCCGTAGTGCCGATTTTCGGGGAACGTTAAATTCCAGGCGAGAAGAGTCATGGCATGACAAGACTTTAGGCGAAATTGTGGCGGCGATAGCGACGCGTAACAAACTGACATCGAGAGTCATACCTGAACTGGCGGGAATTAAAATCCCGCATATCGACCAGTCACAGGAATCGGATGCTAAATTTTTGACTCGTCTCGCCGAGCGAAACGGCGGCGAGGTTTCGGTAAAAGCGGGAAAGTTGCTTTTTCTGAAGGCTGGTCGTGGGTTAACAGCCAGCGGGAAGGCTATTCCGCAAGTCACTATCACCCGCAGCGATGGGGACAGGCATCAGTTTTCGATTGCCGACCGTGGGGCATATACCGGTGTAACGGCAAAATGGTTGCACACCAAAGACCCGAAACCACAAAAGCAAAAGGTGACGTTAAAGCGGAAACCGAAAGAACAGCATTTACGTGCACTACAGCATCCCAAAGCCAAACCGGTAACGAAGAAAAAAGCGGTGAAGACGCCGGAAGCCAGGGAAGGTGAATACATGGTCGGCGAGGATGACAACGTGTTCGCCCTGACGACAATTTTTTCAACCAAAGCGCAGGCGATGCGAGCTGCCCAGGCAAAATGGGACAAACTGCAACGTGGCGTTGCTGAGTTTTCAATCAGGCTGGCGATGGGGCGGGCTGATCTTTACCCTGAGACGCCGGTACAGGTTAAAGGGTTTAAGCGCGTCATAGACGAGCAATCTTGGACGATCACTAAAGTTATGCACTACCTGAGTAAAAGCGGCTTTACGACGAGCCTAGAGCTTGAGGTGAAATTGTCGGATGTTGAGTACGAATCTGAAAGCAGATGAGGAAGACTCGTATATTAAAAAACCCGCTTGTGGCGGGTTTTTTAATGACTAGCTACTAGTGTAACTTTTTGTTTTTGAATACATTAATACTTTTGCTGGCTCTGGCATAAGATTGCCCATTTCTTTGCAAGTTGACAATGGGGAATCTAGTGTATAGCCAAAAGCTTTAAATTGGTTAACAACGGTAAAGGTATTGATACCATTAAGGAATGAAGAAGGGGTATCTTTTGTCCATATCGGTGTGCATAACCCATTAGTTATGATCGCTTCATAGGCTTCACGAGTGATGTTTTTTGCTGGTATAACTACAGTTATGTCATTATTTTTCTTGGTAATATCTGTAGGTTGAAAGACCTTTAATTCCTTTTTCAACGTGCTGATATCAGCATCACTAGCCAACGCACTAAAAGAAACTAAAAGTGCGGTGCTTAAAAATATAGATTTGATAGCTGTCAT